CCTCTTGCGTTTTCCCAGCCCTCACAAAAATATGCTGCGTCGCACAAAGACATATTTTCAAGTGATTTTGCAAGGAAACACAAAGGAATTTGAACAACACCACGCTTTTTCATTTGTTCAGGACTATACCATTCGTCAGTAAAAAGCGTATTGATTACTTCATAGCCTCTGCTTTCAAGTTCTTTAACTGCTTTTTCTCTTGTAGCAACAATTTCTTCATCGCTTTTACCAGCCATAGGCTGTGATAACATTGCTTTTTTCATTTTGTTTTCTCCTTTTCAAGATTTGTTAATCTGTATTCGTGGTTAATTAGTTCTGTCTCGTGCTTATCGAGACTGTTAAATATTTTCTCGTGCCGTAGGCTTGCTTTTTGCTTGTAATCGTTGAAGTCCTTTTCATCGTCTGTGATACGGAAATTCAAATGATTAATCTGCTCTGCAAGTTGCGTCATTGCTTTGGTATTCTTACCAAGCGGAACTGCTACTGTTCCGATAAGCCCCACTATCGCAATGATAACCGTTACAACTGTCCATTCCATTTCTCCACCCCCTTATTTTACACGCTTCCAGAATGCCACCACTTCCGACGGTTGAATGTTATTATGTGGCTCGCCGAGACCGTTATATGACGGTCCCGCAAAGTCATTGTCATTGTCGGAAACTATCGAAGTATTTCCACGAGGTTTGAGTTTCGGTGCTTCCTTATCAGTGAGCAAATGCGTTTTCTCGCCGAGTTGTTTTCCGACTTCGTTGAAATCCGAGTCTTCTGTATCAATTCCGACAGGTGTTCTGCCGACGAGACAGCGTTCCCAAGTGAAACCAAGAAAACTGCTGTGGTCGAGATTATCGGCGAACTGAATTATAATGCCGACAGGGTAAATATTATTCGAGATTTCTCTTGGCATATTATCTCGCATTTCATTTTGTGAAGAATTAAGATTGCTAAGACCTGTTAACATCACTTGATAATTTTTTGTGATTTGCAAAACAGTTTCATCGTGCGATTTGACCTTTTCTTCAAGTTGAGAAATCTGTTCCTCAAAACCCGCCATAATAACAAGGTGCCCTACATCGACAGTGTCTTGTTTTGTAACAATGTAAATTCCCCAATACATTGTTTCGCCGTCAAGAATAGGTTCAGCAAGTGCAAAAATTAAGATATAAAATTCTTTATCAAGCAAGGCTTGTTTAAACTTACCATTCGGCAGTACATATTCGAGATACTGACCGTCTGTCGCTTCTTGTTCGGAAGTGAAACAGATTATATCTTTCAATTTGCCGTCTGCAAGTATGTCCTGAACTTTATCGAAATGCTCTTTTACAACTTTGTTTTGCAAAGGCTTTGTGGAAGTTGCTGAAAGTTCGGCGTCAACAGGAATAGCCTCTGCAATCTCTGTTTTGTCGGTCTCAGTAAGTATGTAGTCTGCTCCCTGCGGACCTTGTATGCCCTGCGGACCTCGTTCGCCTTGAATACCTTGAGGACCTTGAATGCCTTGTGGTCCTGTATCGCCTTTAGGACCTTGTATTCCTTGTGGACCTTGCGGACCTGTCGCTCCGTCGAACTCTCCGTTTTCCGCTTTCTGCAATAAGTCTTGTCCGACTTTTTCAGCCGTCGCCACCTTATCAGCGTTCTGTTGGACATACTCGGCAAGGGTTTTGACTTTCTCGACTTCTTCAGGGTCAGACGGTTGGTCGGACGGTGCTTGACGGTCGTTAAGGTAGAATGTAATCGTCTTGACTGTGTTACCCGAGCCGTTTTGCTCAACATAAATCCACGCTGAAAAGTTTAGCTTTGAGTCCATTAAGCAAAGGTCGGGAATTTTAACTTTTCCGACACCGTCCGAAAATGTGCCGTTAACTACAATCGCACTCTCTTGGTCTGTCTCAAAATGGACTTCAAAGTTTTCGGGAAGTTCAAGTCCTGAAATTTCGAGTTCTTGTCCGTAGTCATATTTGAACAAATTTTCTACTTTTGCTTTGCTGCAATTCGTGAAATCAATTTTCATAAATTTTGCTCCTTTATCGTTTAAATCATCCTATACAAAAACTCGGTCTTATTCCGTAAGAATTACCTGCACGGCTTGAGCCTACCGTACCTCTATTCGTTACATAACAAAACTGCTCAACCAACGCAACATCTCGCAACCAATAAGAATTGTCTGCAACTGTCAATGTTGGATTAAATAAAAACAACGGAAAAATTAAATAGTCAAGTCGTGAATTATCCATTATGGTTTGACCGTTGCTGACCGGAGTGAAAAGCGATGAACCATACACATTGTTCGGTGTCATAAGTTCAATTTGACTGTCGTACCAAGCCGAAGCAGAGGCGTGTCCGTTTTCAACTGCATTGTTGAAAATATTTCTGTGTGTCAAAATGTGCGAACTTCCGAAATCTGCTTTGATTTTACTTTTTGTACTTGAAAGTCCTGTCTTATACATTTGAGAGCCTATATAAGCACCTTCAGCAGTGTGAGTGCTGTTCATAGCACCTGTACCGAAAACTGTATCGGGAACAATTACAACGTGGTGTTCTGTCATAGGCGTGTCGCCTTTGTTCAAATAATAGTCAAATGCTGCTATTCTGTATTTCGTGTTGTTAATCTCCCAATAATCACCAATATATAAGTCTTTGAAAGTGCCGTCAGCAATATATCCGTATTCTGTGGAAGAAACGCTTGTGCCGAGTTTTTTCCCTCTGTATATGGAATTATGAGCACCTGCACCGTCCATATATAACGGAACATTCATTATATCGTTTATTGCAGTGTTCATTTTATTTGCGTCTGTTGCTCCGAAAAACGAATTTTCTTTATTGGTATAATCT